CTCGACTTGTATCACCGCACCCAATACCGCGCCATCGTCCTGGACGACCGTCAATTCCCGAACCTGGGATTCAAACTCAAACAGGCCGGCCTTCCAGTCTGGAGGTTGTATTACAAGGAAATCGCCGGAGCGTGTTCGACCTCATACGCCGCATTCAGCAACGGCCTAGTCCGACACAACAACGACCCGATTCTCGTGACTCAGATGCCTAACGGTGTGACCAAATACACCGGAGAAACCTGGGCCATTAGTCGCAAAGAATCCGGGGAGATTGATGCTTTGATGGCGACCTTGTTCGCTATCTATGTCGCCCATGTCGCTAAAGACACAGGCGTACAAGTGTTCTAAAAACTTGTTCGGTTATGGTAAGATGTCGTCATGGCCTCTATCTGGCAAAGACTCACAGGCGCACCTCAAGAGGCTCGCGCCGCTCAACCAACCATTCCGTCTCGCGTAGCAACCGCCGCGACCCCGGACAACTCGCTCACCCTGACAGCCGTTTATCGCGCGGTTCAAATCATCGCCAACCCAGTCTCAAAAGCCGATGTTCAGACCTACCGCTACGCAACCGGAATCGGCGACCAGCGCATCGAAAACCCGTTGTTCATCAACCGCCCAAGCCTGGACGAGTCACGCCGCGAGACCCTATTCTCAACGGTCGTCAGCCTGGCCCTGGAGGGGAACGCATTCTGGCTCAAGTCATTCGGCACTAACGGCCAAGTGAACTCCATCACAGTCCTCCCAGCCTCATCGGTCAGCATCAACCAAGACCCAAACACCGGCCGGAAGTTCTTCGAGTATCAGGGGAAAACTTACACCTCCGCCCAGATTGAACACCTCCGCCTCTTCCCTCGCGCCGGATACCTCCGAGGCATCAGCCCAATCGAATCATGCTCCGCAGACCTGGCCGCCGCACTAGACCTCCGCGACTACGCCTCCAACTGGTTCAGTTCAGCCGGCATCCCAACAGGTGTCCTCAAGTCCAACCGTCCTCTCAGCAAGGAACAAGCCGATGAGATGACCGCGAACTGGCACAACAAGCAACAGAACAAACAGACCGCAGTTCTAGGCTCAGGCGACACCTACGACATCGTTGAACTATCCCCGAAGGATGCCTTGTTCACCGAGGTTCAGGCTCAGGCAGTTCAACAGGTTGCTCGACTCTTCGGAATCCCAGCGCGACTCCTACTCACCGGCATCGATGGCACTAGCGACACCTACTCAAATCTCACCGATGAGAATCAAGTGTTCTACCGTCATACCTTGATGGCTTACACCGATGCGATTGGCGATGCCTTGTCGAACTGTCTACCGCGTGGCACTCGCGCCCAGTTCTCATTCGCAACACTATTCGCCGCAGACCAAGCCTCACGATTCGCGATGTGGAACACCGCACTAGCCGGAGAGGCATTCATGACCGTTGAAGAAGTAAGAAAAGAGGAGGGCCTAAATGTCTGAGATTGAAACACGCGAGTTCGAGGTTAGATTCGAGGCGAACGACACAGGTTCATTCACCGCCCTGGCCGTCCCGTACAACCAGGAAGCAAACATCGGCGGCCAATACCTGGAGCGATTCGCACCCGGAGCAATTGACTCGGTTGTCGATGTCCCAATCTTTTACGGTCACGATTACACACGTCTACCAATTGGTAAGGCAGTCATGTCGGAGGAACGCGCCGAAGGTCACGCATTCACCGCAGAGTTCACTCCAGGGATTCAGATGGCTCAAGAGGTTCGCGCCGCCCTGGCTCATGGAACACTAACCAAAGTTTCGGTTGGATTCAACGCACTCGAATCGGAGCGCGATGGCCAAACGATTACGAGAACAAAGGCCCAAATCCGGGAGATAAGTATCGTGCCATTCCCAGCCTATTCAGGCGCGGAAATTCAAGAGGTTCGTGAGGAAACAACCGAGCCACAACCAGAACAAGAAAGTGACGAAATGTCAGAAAACATCGAGATGGATGTTCGCTCAGTTCAGGACGAAGTGGCCGAGTTGCGCCGCGAAGTTGAGAACCTAGCGACCGTTCCAGCAACCGCACCATCATTCGCAATCCGCTCAATGGGAGAGTTCGCAAAGGGCCTACTAAAACAAGACACTCAGGCCGTTGAGTTGGCTCGCGCCGCATCAACCTCAGCCGATGCCGCACTCCAGACCCCATTCATCGGATACGTCAACACCCTAATCAACAACAGCCGCCCAACTGTTTCATCATTCTCTCGCGGTTCACTTCCAGCCACCGGCCTGGCCGTTGAGTACGCAAAGATTGACAGCAACACCCTGGCAGTTGGCGTCCAGTCACCTGAGAACGAGGCCCTGTCATTCGGTAACCTAACCTTCGAAACCGTATCAGCGGCAGTCGTGACTTATGGTGGCTACACCTCATTCTCGCGCCAGTATGTTGAACGCTCATCAATCAACACTCTTGACCAGGTATTCCAGGGCCTAACCATCGCCTACGCTAACGCAACCAACGCCGCGCTAGTTTCAGCATTGGCCGCCCTAGACTTCACCGGTAAGACCTTCGATGCCGATGGTGGAACTGCCGCCTCACTAATTGAAGGTGTCGCCAATGGCGCATCATACATCTTCCAGAACACCGGACTAAGCCCAGAGTTCATCCTGGCCGCTCCGGATGCTTATGTGAAGATGATGACTGTTGCCGGCCTAGACGGTCGCCCAGTCATGAACGTTGATGGCGCAGGTGTCAACAACATCGGTTCAGCAAACATCCCAGGCCTACGCGGAAACCTACTGGGCCTCCCAGTAATCGTTGACCCAGCATTGGCAACCGGTGTCGTTTACCTGGCTAACTCAGCCGCAGTTCAGACCCTAGAGTCTGGAACTGTTCGCCTAAACGATGGAGATGTGACCACCCTGACCGACAGCACCTCGGTTTATGGCTACATGGCTATCACCACTCCTCGCGTTGGCGCAATCGTCAAGTTGGACGTGACCGCTTAACATGGCCGTTTCGTTGGAAGAGTTCCAGGCGTATGTCGGAACGGATGAGACTGAGTTCCCACAGGAATGCCTCTCAGCCGGTTCAGCATTGGTTGTCCGCTACATCGGGTCAGTCACAACTGTCCCGGCCTCAGTAGTCGACCAGGCGACTCTAATCGCCGCGTCTGAACTCTTCCACCGAAGGTCAGCCCCATCAGGCATCAGCCAGTTCGCCTCATTCGATGGAACACCGATGCGAGTAGCGCGTGACCCTATGGTCGCCGTTGCTCCAATCCTGTTTCCATTCCTCGGAGCGGCCGTCTAATGTCTGAAATCGCTACCGCAAAAACCCAGTTCAAAACCGCCCTGGTCGCGGCCGGGTTGAAGGTGTCGGAGTTCGTCCCAGAGAGAGTCACTCCGCCAATCGTCATCATCGACAACGGTAGCCCCTACTTGTCGCCGGCAACGGTTGGCAAAGAATACATCCTACGCCTCGAACTGAAACTGGTCGCCGCAACAGCAACCAACATCAAGCGACAGGCGCAACTTGACCAACTCATCGAGGACACCATCAACGCGCTCCCTCGATACGCAACCCTCGACTCAGTTAGCCAACCTTATGGGTTGCTTGCTAACGGTGTCGAATACTTCGCCGCCTCGGTCGAGGTAGAAGTTCAAATAACTATCTAAGAAAGGCGGCCATCATGGCGGCATCAACCAGAATCACAGCCAATTCAATCAAGTTCAAAATCGGCGCAACCGCTTATGAGTGTGACGCATCAAAGGTCGAACTGACCCCAGGTGACGCTCCAGGCGCAATCCGCACTTTTTGCGAAGTAGCCCCAGACCAGGAGTGGACTCTAAACCTCGAAGGTGTCACCTCAGGCGATGAAACCTCTCTTTACCAGGTATTGTTCGCAAACTACGGGACTGACGTATCATTCCTAGTCGCACCTCTAGGCAACGCAACCGCCTCAGGCGATGAACCGCACTACACCGGCACAGTCACCTTCAACGCACTTCCACCGCTAACCCTGTCAGCCGGTGAAGCCTCTCAGTTCTCTATCTCCCTACGAGTAAAGAACGAAGGACACGACCCATCGAGCAACAACTGGTTCGGCCTGACTAAGGTGACTGCCTAGTCCGATGGAATCAGGCTACAAAGTCGAGGGCCTGAAGGGTGCTATCAAGAACCTTCAGGCCATCGGCGTGCCTTCGGATGCCATCAAGGAGGCCGGCAAAAAATCCGGCCTCCTTGTATCGGAAGAAGCCAAGACTTTAGTGCCAGTTCTAAAAGGCAGACTCCGCCGTTCAATCGGCACTAAGAAACTATTGAACGGAGTCGCAGTCAAAGCCGGAACACCATCAATCAAATACGCAAACCGAATCCACTGGGGAAGTAAACGCCTGGGAGTAAATCGCAACCCATTCCTCTACCGCGCACTAAACTTCAAGAGGAAAGAAGTCCTAGAAACCTACTCGGACGAAATCGGAAAACTACTCAGAAAATACTCCACGAAAGGCCCAATCTCATGAACCTAGAAATCCTCCGCAACATGACCCTCGATGAGGTCGAAACAGTCGAACAGATTGTCGGACGAGCATTCGATGACTTCCTCGATGAGGGCCAGTTGAAGGGCAAAGCGTTGAAGGCGATTGTCTGGATTCATGAGAAGAAGTCGAACCCGGCATTCACGATTGAGGACGCCGGGAAGATGACATTCGGGGAATGTGTCGAACTGTTGTCGAAAATGGCATCAGGCCCAAAAGCCTAACGGCCAACGAGGCCGCTAAGAGGATGGCTAGATTCTGTTTAGCAACCGGAATCCAACCGTCCGAATACAAGAGAATGACCGTTAGGGAATTGATGGCATTCGTGAACGAACTGAGAGAGGACTGAGATGGCATCCGACCAAGTAGTCAATGTTTCAATCATTGGTGACTTCAAGAAACTGACTAAAGCCACTCAAGGCGCGGAGAACCAACTAAAGACTCTCAACGGTAAGGTCAAGAAGTTCTCTAGCGCGATGAAAGGCGCACTCGCAGGTATCGCCGCCGGGTTCGCACTCAATGTTGTCACAGACCAATTCAAAGAGGCCCTAACCCTAGCCTCGGACACCGAGCAACAATTCGGCGCACTAACATCAGTATTCAAAGAACAAGCGGGTGGCCTCAAAACAGCCGCCAGGGAGATGGAGTTCTTCGGACTCAGCCAGGCAGACGCCGCTCGCAACATGGCCCTCCTCGGTTCACTCCTCAAGGGAACAGGAATGCCACTCGATGAGGTGGCAAAGAAAACTGAAACCCTGACCCTATTGGCCGCAGACATGGCCGCAACATTCGGAGGCACAACCTCCGAAGCGGTCGCCGCAATCTCCTCACTCTTCAAAGGCGAATACAACCCAATCGAGAAGTATGGTGTCAGCCTCCGCAAGTCAACCATCTCGGAGCGCGTAGCCGCCGAATCGAAAAAGAAACTCACCGGCCAGGCACTCATCGCCGCAGAGGCCCAGGCCGCGTTCCAGATTCTCCTGGAGAAAACAACCGATGCTCAGGGCCAGGCCACACGCGAGGCAGACACTTACAACGGTCGCCTCCAGAGGATGGATGCTCAGTTCAAGAACATTCAGGCCCAGGTTGGCGAAGAGTTGCTCCCAGTCCTGAACGAGGTAAGCGATTGGATGAGTAGCCCTGAGGGTAAGGAATACATCAAGGACGCCATCGAGGTCATGAAGGAAGCCATCGGCTACGCGAAGGAGTTCTTCGGTTGGCTCAAGGATGTCAGGGACATCTTCAACAGCCCTAACGGCCAAAAAGCATTCAACGCGATGGATGAGTTCTATGGTGGCAACGCCGGCAAATTGCCAACCAACAAAGCCGGTGTCAAATACAACACCTTCAACGTCAACGTCCAAATCAACAAGACAGACCAACCGGCCGAAACAATCGTCCGAGAAGTCAAGAAATTGACAGCCAACAACGGAAGGAATTACCTCTTCCGATGACAGCCTTCAACATCGCAACCGATGTCAAAATCTACATCAAACAATTCCCTGGAAACGCGTTCGTTCTAGGCCTGTCCAAACTGGGCGGCCCGGATGTTCTAGCCGGTGACTCAGCCGAATGGGTTGAACTTCAATGTGATGTGACTGACATGGACATCACACGCGGCTCATCTCAGAACCTCGGAGTCCTAACCATCCCAGAACCGGCAACGGCCCGGATGTCACTCCAGTCAGTCGACCAAGACCCAATCCTCAACAAACAGATGAGGACAGGCGCAGAGATTCGCATCGATGTTATCGACTCGACCGCAACAACTGTCAGGATGTTCACCGGCCGCATCGATTCAATCTTCACTCATTACGCCCCGGATGGTTCGATGAACCTGGACATCTACGCCCTGGACGCCATGAAGCAAATCATGAACTCAGGCTATACCCCAGGCGTGACTCCACCATTCGGCACAATCAGCGAAGTCCTGGAGTACGTTGTCGGACTTACAGGAATCACACCTTCGGCCTCATCCGAAACCTCAGCAATTCCGACCTGGTATCCATTGGCCTCCGATGGTCAAACCAACGACATCGTGAACTGGCTCATCGATGGCTCACAGGGATGGTTCATGATTACCCGAACCAATGACGAGTTCACCTTCTACAACAGCGCGCACACCGCCAACGCAATCGCGGCCGGCCCATTGTTCACCTTCTCCAATGTCCACTCAACAGACCCAACCCATGTCTGCCTAACTGACATCAACCTGGCATTCGACACCTTCGACCAGGCAAACCTCGTTTATGCCACCCTGTTGGATGGTGTGACTTCCTACCATGAACAGAACGATGACTCGGTTGAACTCTATGGTGTCACTCGCGGCGACTTCGATGTCCCGGCCCTCCTCAGCGAATCACAACTTATCTACTGGGTTCGCGGAGTCATCAAACGCATGGCAAACAAACTCGTCAAAGAGGTCGCAGTCAATGGCCTCCGACCAGATGGCACACTCACAGACATCATCACCCTGGAACAAGGCGATGCCATCAAGACCGAGTTCACACGCAACGGAGAGACAATCAGCGAAACATCGGTTGTCGCTCGAATCACGCATTCCCTGACTCCAGAGGCCTGGGATGCTAAAATTGAAATCTGGAGAGGAAACTAATGGCGGGCGCAGGATACAAGGACTTCGTGAATGGCGATGTCCTATCGGCAACACAGGTCGACACCTATCTGATGGAACAGTCGACAATGGTGTTCGCAACTACGGGAGACCGGGACACCGCCCTGGCAACAGCAAAGTCCGAAGGAATGCTCACTTACATCTCCGCGACCAACCAGGTTCAGTTGTACCAGAACGCGACCTGGAGGACTGTTTATGGCGCGATGCCTTATCTGGAGATGGACAGGTCAACAGCGCAGTCAATCGCCAACAACACCACCACCACCCTGACCGGATTCACCACCACCACCGGCCGCAACAACACCGAGGCCCTCTCGTATTCGAATGGTGTCTGGACTGTCCTCACAGGCCAATCAGGCATCTACTCATTCACCGCATACGGAGAATTTACCGCTAACGCCACAGGCCGCCGCCGATTCGTCCTCAAGCGCAACGCGGCAGACATCTCCGGCCTGAACATCTCCGCACCCTCAGCCGGCAACGGAACAATGTCCGCCTCTATCACCCTGTACCTGGCCGCAGGTGACACCCTCTCAATCACAGTCCTCCAAACATCCGGAGCGGCACTCGACTTCAACAACGCCAAGTCACTAATCGCAAAGGTGTCAATCTAATGTCATACCAAGTCAAACTCGGCCAAACACTAATCGCCGCATTCTCCACCCAAGAAGCCGCCGAGGCCTGGGCAAAGGCAGAACTCGACCCAACCGATAAACCAATTATTGAAGAGGTGGCCGAAGTTGCCGAATGAAACTGACCGCGACCTACTCATCGCCCTGATTAGGGACGTGGCAGAGGTCAAAACCGAAGTCCGCGCCTATCGCTCACTCGAAAAGGATGTCCGCAACCTAGAGAAGAAAATGGTTGCCTTCATGACTCTCGCATCTATCGGCGGCGGCATCATCGTCAGCGCAATTCAATCAGGACTGGGAATCTAATGCCATACTTTGAACCGATTAGCGGAGAAGGCGCAGAACGCCGAGACGCATTCGGAGCGACCGGCCCTCACCGCTCACAACCACACCGAGGCGCAGACTGGGGATTCAAGAACGGTTCACACCGCAAAGTTGTCACAGCCGTCCACGATGGCATCGTGACACAGGTTGTCTATTTCACCGGGATGGGTTGGTCAGTAATTGTCCGCAACATCAACGGACACGAACACCTTTATCTCGAATACAACCACTTCGATGAACGACCACGCCTAAAGCCAGGCGACAAGGTTATCGGAGGCGAAACCATGATTGGCCTCATCGGCGCATCAGGCACCCATGTTCAGTCTTCAACCGCCTACCATCTTCATGTTGCCATCTCGACCCAACCAGTCCCTCACAAGGCGGCCAGGGCCACCCTGAAAGACCCGTTCAGACTCATTGACGAGTTCAAGCCGAAGGCAAAACCAAAAGCCAAGACAACCCGGAAGAAGGTCGCCAAGTGAAAATCGTCTGGGACATCATCAAGCGAACTGCCGCCCTCATCGCCTCCGAGATAGCCGCAGTTATGGCCTCCGGAGCAATCCTGGAGATTGAGACCTGGAAGAGTGCCGTCCAAGCCGGCATCCTAGCCGCGCTCACAGTCTGGGGAGCAATCGGACGCTCCTACTACACAGACGGTCGCCTGACTCATCCTGAGGTTGATGAGGCGTTCAAGAAGTAGATTGTCGGAGGAGCGTGATAAGGTCATCCCATGACTAACCACGAATCACGAATCCAAACAGCAACGCTCATCGGCAAATTCACCCCTGGCTCAATCGAATGGCACACCGCCAGACGAGGAGTTGGAGGTTCAGACATTGGCACAATCCTCGGACTCAACCCCTGGCAATCCGCCTACCGTCTTTGGGCCGTCCGCACCGGGCAAATAACCGAGGACTCTCACCCATCCCTCGCGATGGAACTGGGAACATACCTCGAACCATTCATCCGCGACACCTGGGCAAAAGAAAACGCCCCATTCCTCACCGTCCACGAAACAGGAACATGGCAATCCAACAGCAACCCAAACTTCAAAGCCAACCCGGACGGACTCATCGAATGGGCCGATGGGGAACTGGGCATCCTGGAAATCAAATACTCATCCCGATTCTGGGACGAACTGCCACCGGCATACCTGGCACAAGTCAATTGGTATCTTCACGTTCTGGGCCTAAAAAGGGCCGTCCTGGTCGCGCTCACCGCCGGGCAGATGCGCGAGTTCGTAATCGACTACAACGAGGACGAGGCATTGACAGCGGAGTTCTACGCGGAGAGATTCTTGACCCTGGTAGAACGCCAATCACCTCCGGACTGGGACGGTTCATTCTCAACATACGAGACGGTCAGGCAACTCGCTCCAGGACTCCAGGAAGGCGAAACAGACCTCGGCGACCTATGGGTTCACCTCAGCAACGCTAAAGCCTCCTATGAGGCGGCAGAGGCCGAATTGAACCGCGTCAAGTCAGCAACCATCGCACAGATGGAAGGCATCAAAACCGGCCTGTACCAGGGCCAAAAAGTCATCACTCTCCAGGCCTCCAAGAATGGCCCATTCATCAAGTTCAACAAGTAAGGAAACCCAATGGCACACTTCAACCTAAACGAATACCAAACCGTTCAAGAACGAACCGAAATCTTCCGCGAACTCTACCCAACCGGCCGCATCGTCAACGAAATCGTCCTCATCAACGAGAAGGAAGTCGTTGTCAAGTGTTCAGTCTGGCTCGACCAAGAACAACCGCACCCGGTCGCCGTTGACTTCGCCCAGGAGTTCGTTGGTTCATCCAATGTCAACAGAACCTCATTCCTCGAGAACTGTTCTACCTCCGCAACTGGCCGCGCCCTGGCCCTGTTGTCTGGAGGGATGTCTCCGAAGGGGAAGAAACCGTCACGTTCCGAGATGGAGAAGGTCGAACGGATGAACGCTCAACGCGACTACCTGGCAGAGGCTAAGACCCTGGCCGCAGGGAAGAACCTGGATGCTATTCGCGTGACCTATCAGGATGCTAAACGGAACAATGTTGAGGCGACTGTCCTGGAGCAAATCGCGGCCCTGGCCGAGACTCTCAAGTAATGAGAAGAGGCCCTCTCCACGAATAAGAGGGCCTCTAGGCCGGCCAAGAATCCGGCATCGCCTACCACGAAGAGGCGTGAGTCTATTGTGACATAAAAACGACACGAAAAAGTTTTTTGACTTTTTTTCTTATTTTGGTTGTTTCTTGTTGTTATCTGTTGTAATGTTGTCTCATAAGCACCTCCACGAAACGAACGGAAACCACGAAAATGACTAAGTCACAGAAAAAAGAAGCCCTCTACCTAATCGAAGAGTTGCTAGAGTGCTACAACGCCGAAGAGGTCAGCCTAGAGGCAATCGCCGACAAGGCCAACGCATTCAAAATCCTGAACTCACTAATGGCAAAACTAGCCAAGTAATCTCAACCACGACCTAAAGGAAACCACGAAATGACTACCTCACTAACCGCATACGAATCAGCAAAATTCGCCCAGGTCGCACGCCGCGTCAAGGAATACAGCCTAGAGGTTGGAAACCTTGTCACCTCATCAGGCAACAAGGACAGCAGGACAGCCGCAGGACATCTCTTCCTTGCGCTAATGAACGAACTATCGACCGATTCAGACATCAGCCTGAACGCACTAAACAACGGCCTAAGAATGTCGCAGATAAAGGCAGATAGCACCCAGGTCACTCAGGCCGCACAACTCCAGGCCCAGTTCCTTGTCTATGTTTACTCCTCAGCAATCGCGGAGCGTGGCTAGTGAGTCTTGAGGCCATGTCGGCCGTCCTTCATCACTCGAAGGCGGCCGGCACAACCAAACTCGTTCTCATGGGAATCGCCTGGCATCTCGGAGACGACCCGGAGGATGGCGCATGGCCGTCACAGGAAACCCTGGCCAGGTACGCGAACACCTCAGTCCGACAAGTTCGCCGGAGTCTGTTGACTCTAGTTGAGTCTGGGGAGTTGGAATCCGTCCTCCACGATGGGAGAGGGTATCGACCTGACCGGAGGACTAACCGCTATTTCATTCGCCTGGATTGTCCGTCAGATTGTGACTCATCTATCTCCCATCGGAGGACATTCGATGACATCGAGGAGGATGACAATGGATGACAAGTACCGGACATCTAAGGTCGAACGACCGGACATCTAAGGTAAACCGACCGGACATCTAAGGTCGAACGACCGGACATAGGTGTCCGCTTAACAAACTAATAACAAACAGAGAACAAAAAAGAAGACCTGTTAAGTAAAATCAAAACAACAAGAGAAGGAAAAACACAATGCCACTAATTGAAGTTCAGGGACAAGTTGACCGCATCGTCTGGGAGGGTAAGGCCGTCCGATTCTGGGAGCAGTACATCGGGTTCAATGGGGACACTAAGAACCGCATCTGGACAGCCTGGTTCGATGCTCCGATGAACGTCAGCGAAGGCGACCATGTTGTTATCAAGGGAGACCTCACAACAAAGGTTGGAGAGTGGATGCCGAAGGATGCCACAGAACCGCGCTCAATCGTTGAACACAGCCTCAACAACTGCCAACTGGTATCAGTCAGCCCAGGACAGCCGAAAACCGCTCCACAGGCCGCACAGGCCGTCCCAGAGGATGCGCCGTTCTAATGCTCCGCATCTTTGTCGAAGGTGAACCAAAGCCACAAGGTTCAAAGTCAGGATTCATCCGAGGCAATCGTGTCGTCCTGGTGGAGGCTAACAAGTCTCTGCCAGGATGGCGCAACACACTCGAATCGGCACTAAAACACCACTGGGCAGACCAGGAGGCAATAACCGAGGCCGTAAGCATAGAACTAACCTTTTGGCTCACTAGACCCGCTACGAACCGCAGAGAGGCAATGACGACAAAACCCGACCTGGACAAGTTGTGTCGCGCAGTTTTTGACTGCGCGGTTAGGGCCGGAATCGTGAAGGACGATGCCCTGGTTGTTGACCTAGTTGCCTCTAAGCATTACGCGGACGAGAACCGCCCTGGAGTCCTCATCGAATTATCACGAATTGATAACAAATAAACTTTTTTGACAAAAGTGCTTGATTGTGTCCGATTGTGTGCTACTGTAATTCCATAAGCAGTTCCACCAACACGAAGGACACCACGAAATGAACACCTCACTAAACTCATCAGACAAGAACGCAAACTTCCAGGCACGCGTCTCATTCGAAAACACAATCGCCTTCCTAGGATTCTATGAAACCTACGAAGCCGCAGTTGCCGAAGTAAACGACTTCCTAGCCGAAGCCTGGGCCAACGGTCGCCAGACCTTCCCAAACGCCACAATCACCAAGTGGTAAACCACTAACAACCACGACACGAAGGACACCACGATGAACACCGAAATTCACGAAAACTACTACCGCGTACAATTCGCAAACTGGAACGATGACTATGTCTACGTCTACGCAACCAACGCACAACAAGCCGCCCTCATCGCACGCAACGAAAACCCAACCATCCGAGGCAACGCCGCAGTCCGCAAAGTCGCACTCAAAGAATGGTCACGCAACCTCACCATCTCAGGCAAGGTCATCTAATGAAAACCACACTCACCTGGGCCTACACAATCGCCCTCACCCTCGCAACCATCAACGCAGACAAACTCCCAAACTGGGCATTCAACCTCACCCTGGTCGCATGGGTTGCCACAATCGTCATCGGAATCATCAACATCGAAAAAAGAGGCCGCTAATGCCACACGCACGACACACCGACCCGGCAACCTCACACGAAGCCGCCGCAAGCATCACACTCGAACACCTCACCAAAACCAAAAGAGCCATCCTCGCAATCCTCACCATCCCCATGACAGACGACCACCTACAAGACGCCTACAACATCGCAGTCCGCAAAGGAATCGCACCACCAGCCTCACAATCAGGAATCCGCTCACGCCGCAACGAACTCACCCAAGAAGGCCTCATCGAACCAATCGGACACCTAGTCAAAACCACCGGCCGCCGCGCCACCATCTGGACAACCAAAAAGGACAACTAATGAACCTAGTCACAATCACCGAAGCCGCAACCATCCTCAAAGTCCACCCAAACACCATCCGCAACCTCATCAAAGACGGATACATAACACCCATCCGCATAGGCGAACGAGTCATCCGAATCGACATGAACGCCATCACCGGGAGCAACGAATGAAAACACCCATCTACCAGGCAATGGTCAGCAACAGGCCCTTCAAGGCCCTACCAACCGAATACACGCAACAATTCACCCCAGAGGTCGCCAGACAAGCCGGCGACACCTACGGACGCCAACAACACAACAAAGCCTGCCGGTAAAGCGCTGAGGGAAGCGGAAATAGCCTACCCCCGAGGGCGACTATCTCCAACCTGCCGTATAAAGGCTTCGGTCGCTTTCGATAGGGGTCAGGCACTACACCAAACCCAGTTGCGCTGTGTATCACGGCAACCCAAAGGCTAGGGGCATAAGGCAACTCGTATTTATACCGTCACCGTAATTCTTGTTCCACTTTCAGGAACTCTTGCCCCATCTAAAGCTTCATCTCTGAGGGCGTGCTACACAGACACCATCTAACGGCCCGTATCTCCGCGTATGAAGCGAGAGCAAGTTAAATTAACGACAGGCTAACGGTTACCTAACCTCTGTCGCCGATCAGCGAGGGCTGGCAATTTCCTGTAATATAAGAAATGCCGACACCATCTCTGTCGGTTGAGCCGCCCGGGTTGTCAATGTCCTGGGCGGTTCTCTTTTATCATAGCATACTGTTCAGCATCTTCACGGCTTGCGGAAGCGTTACCGAGTGCATAGAGCCTTCTTTTTGTTGCGTACTTGCAAGGTTGTCTGTAAAGGTATCAGATACCGTAGGTGTTGGCAGGTTCACTTGCCCCCCCCCCCGGCTGTAAACGGCTCGTTGCCTAACAAGATCCGCAAAGCCAGTTCAGCTTGTTGAGGAACAACACCATTACCAGCAGCCTTTAGTTCTTCGTTGCGAGTTAGACCACAGTCGGTTATCCAGCCGTTTGGTAGGCCCATCATCCACTCGGTAAATTTCGAGCTAAGGCGGTGAGCGTTGTCTTTGCCGTCTGGCTTGGTTGGTGCTGGAGCAGGTAGGCCGATAGTTTCTTCCCAGCGTTTGATTGCTGGGCCGAATTTACCCCAGTTAGTTTCAGTCACCTCACCGCTGTTGATGATTGCTCTAGCAACGGTATCAGTCTGCACAACGCCATCACGCTTATGCTCGGCTTGACCGTCTTTGAAGTCACGGGTTGTTGGTGTCGGCAAGGTTTCCATCCGGACCGCTACGCCAAGGCTCTTGCCTATCTGACCGGTGCTAGATCGGGCCTCACGCTCAAGGAAGTAGTCAATCGGCTCATCGTGCATTGTCGTGTGAAAGACTGTCGGCGTAGGCATTAGCCCCCCCCTGAATGCTGTGATGAAGATTCGGTAACGACTGTGTGGTGCGCCAGCGTCTGAAGCTCGTAAACCAACCCATTTCGCATCATACCCGAGGTCGGCCAGGCTTCCGAGAACAGCGCCCAATGCTCGCAAAGAAGGTTCGCCATCCCCGGTTTCTCCCATACACCACGGGCAGTGTTCCACATCGCTGTGGGCTGTTGCGCTGAGTAGTCCTCTAACATTTTCAATAACCACCAATCTTGGTTCAATCTCTTCAATCGCTCTTGCAAACTCAGACCAAAGACCTGAGCGTGTTCCCTCTTTTAGACCTGCTCTTTTACCAGCAAGTGAAAGGTCTTGGCAGGGAAACCCACCGGTAAGGATGTCAACCTTGGGGACTTGAGTAAAGTCAACCTTGGAAACATCACGGTAATTAGGCACACCTGGAAAGTGCTTTTCTAGTATCTTGCTCGGCGCATCATCCCATTCACAATGCCAGGCTACTTCAGCACCGGTAACGGCAGACACGGCTAGGTCTAGGCCACCATAACCTGAGAACAAACTGCCTATCTTCATAAATCCCCTTTTCGTTCTTGCTAAGTATTACACGAAACCTAATCAGTTAGCAAAACGGCACGCTCAAACAAGTCATCAAGGTAATACCAGCGGCCTTCTGTCGCATACCAAACCGGTTCAGCCTCGGGGTCTTGCCAGCGTTCCAACTTCCAGCCGTAGTGTTTGGCCGTCATCGCATACACTGCATCAGACTCAATAAGACCGTTTAGCTCGGCACAAAGGGCGATGATGTTGCTTGGGCGATTGTACGACTTAGATCCCCCGATACCGCGCCCTGCCCTGTGTTGAGGCACGGCAGTTTCAACAGCACCGCAATGAACGCATCCACCATCTCGGCGTAGGTACTTAGCAAACTCTTTAGGGGTCATCGAAGCACCTTCAACTCGGTTTCTAGCAATCGGCTTTGTGTCTGCAAAGACATCTGAGCAAGTTCGAGTTGCTTTAGTTTCGTCCGAACTCGGTTGTACTCGGCCTTGGCGAGATCAGCAAGTAAGCGGTCATCGGCAGCCTTTAGGCGAGAGATTGCCGTGCGGTCTGCAACGGTCCCCTCAGCGTTCATAAACGCCAACTGAAGCGTTTTCTCGTAGCGGTTCTCCGCGTCAGCTAGTTTGCACTCAGAATCGTATAACGCACCAATGCCTTTACTGGCCTCAGTTTGTATGCGGTGGAGTTCCTGGATTATCTCGGTCAAAGTACTCACCGCGCTCTAACCTTCCAGCCCGATCAAAAGAACAATAATTAAGAGCGTTAGCACTATTCGGCTGACCGTCTTTAACAAGTTCATACTGCAACTCCTTTATCTCTACCAGACTAGCCAGCAGAATTTTGTAGTCTACTTGCGTCAACGCCATACTGCTTCACTTTCTCCAGAGTGTCCTTATCGGCTCGAGATGCAACCGCTTCTGAGTAAAGTTTACGCAAGCCTTCAACGTTGTAGTTCAGGGCTAGGGTGTCGGCTTCAGCAATCCAATCACGCCCCGTCGTTTCATAAGTGAAAGTGTCAGGGTCCGGCTCATCGGTAGGCAAAGCAAGCACCTGCAACAAGAACGTGCGGAAAGCAACAGACATAGCCTTACCGGTAGCTTTGTCGCCTG